TGTCGACCCAGCTTTGTGGATAGGGCCCGCCGTAGCCGCGCGCGGTGGCGCCCCCGCGAGGACCGCCGGGCGTGGACAACATCTCCGGCGTCACCGCGCGGCCGGGATCATCTCGATTCACGAACCAGCCGGTGGACGCTGGGGATTCGGCGGTAGCGCCAAACGCGTTGCTGCGGCCGGGATCATTGGACACGGGATCGCCTAACGGGCCACCGGGATCACCTGACGGGCGCGCGCGCAGGGCCATAGGGCTAGGAGGTACGCGGGGGCGGGGGCGGTGTCAATTGGCGTCCAATCAGACACTGGCGTCGAGCGCGGATGAAATTGGCCCGATCCATGCCGATGGCCTTCGCGGCCTTATGCACGGAGCCCGCCTGCGCGATGAGCGCCTGGATCTTCGCGTAACGGGCGTCCAGCTCGGCGCGCCGCAGCGGGGTCATGCCGCGTTCGCCTGCTGCTCGTGCAGGTCGCCCTGCATCCGCGACGGCGGCTCGGGCTGGCCGGCGCCCTGCCCCGGATGCGGCCCCGACTGCCCGCCGGGATTACTCAGGAAGCCGCTCGTGGGGAACGTGCCGCCGCGCATCTGCATCTGCTGCATCGCCATCTGCTGGGCGATCTGGATGTGCTCGTTGAACTTCAGCTCGGCCACCTTCTGGATCGGCTTCGGGAGCTGCTGGCTGGCGTCGCCCTTGAGCCAGTTGCCCAGCTCGCGCGCGAGGATCGCGTGGCCGTCGAGCAGGGGCCGCACCTCGGGCAATTCCAGCCGCTGCGCCGAGGCGGCCTGGACGATCTGGTCGTAGGTGACGGGCGGCAACGGCGGCGGCAGCGCCTGCGGGGGCGCACCCTGCGCCTGCGCCTGGGCGACGGCCTGATGCTGCTGCTGCTGCATCTGGGCGGCTTGCTGCAGCAGGCCCGCGAGCAGTTGCACGGCCTGCGGGTCCTGCGCGAGCTGCTCGAAGCGCTCGATCTGCTTGGCCGCGTTCTCGGCGTCGGCCTTCATGCTCGGCAGCCAGCTCGTGCGGCCGTATTCCTCGAGCGCCTTGAACTGCACCTCGGGATCGGCGGCGTTCAGCAGGCCGAGCGCGAAGAGCTGCTCGGTCTCCGCGCGCTGCACGAGCGAGGTGCGCGGGGCGCCGCTGCCCGCCTCCACCACGACGTCCACGCGGCCCGACAGATCGCTGGCCATGAACTTCTGCACGCGCCACTGGCTGCCGCGGCCCTGGATCTTCAGCAGGCGCGGCTCGGTGGCGAATTGCTTGAAGATGGCGAGCTTCTGGCGGGCATCTTCCGCGGCGGCCGTCTCCCACAGGATATAGAGCGGGCCGAAGCGCGCGTTCTTGCGATCCTCGATCATCTGGAGCGAGATGCCCGCGCTCACGCCCGCCGGATGGTCGCCCTTCGTGCCGGCGAACGTCGCCGTCGCCTGTTCCGAATCGTGATCCAGCACCTGGAGCCACGTGATCGCGCCGTTGGGCAGGCCGGTGCCCTGCACGCGCTCGGGCTTGGCGGCGTTGGCGCCGAAGGCGTTGTATTTCAGGATCTGGCCGGGCTCGCCCGTGAAGGTCGCGACATTCGCCCCCTCGGGCACGAGCCAGATGGGCCAGGCCATGCGGTTGAGCGTCATCATGAGGTGCGCCACGTGCTGGTTGCGCTGCACGGTCAAGAGTGCCAGGTCATCGGCGGGCGTCTTCGCATAGCCCGAGCCGGGCACCGGGTCCACCACGTACTTCACCGTGGGCAGAAACGGGCGCCCGTCGTCATAGCGATACGGCAAGGGGCCGAGATACACGACCTTGGTGCCGCCCAGCACCACGATGAGCACGCCCTCGGGGTAGGCGTCGGTCGGCAAGGCCCAGTAAAACGCCTCGCTGATGCCCTGCCCCGCGCTCGGCCGGCCCAGGAGCAGGCCCGCGCCGGGGCCGGTCTCGGGGGCGTAGCTGGCGAGATTGGCGAGCTGGTCCTGATAGGTGTCGCTCGGCGCGCCGCCCATGTCGGGGCTCACGCCCTCCAGCGCGTCGGCGCCCCAGCGGCGGGTCAGCTCGTCCTTGTCGGAGGCCTTCTTGCGGATGTACTCGCGCACGCCCGTCTTCCAGTCCTCGATGCGCGCGTCGAAGTACATCTCGAAGATGGTGGCCACGTCCGTGTACTGCTTGCCGATCGGCACCTGCGTGCCCGCGGGCTGCCCCTGCGCGTCCGTGGCGGGCTCGGTCGGCCCGCCGCACACCGCGCACTCGGGCGTGGCCTGCGGCGGGCCCGTGGCCCCGCACGCCAGACAGTGGTCGTCTTGCTGCAGACGCATCCCATGCTCGGGCGCGGGGTCGTAGCCGTTTTCCTTCCACGCGGTGCCCGTGTAGCCGACCCACTGCGACAGGCGCTGGTTCACGTTGCGCTCGTCGGTCTCGTCCACCACCACCTCGATCACGCGATCAGAGACTTCGGCGGTCGCGAGATCCTCGGGCTCGTCCGTGGCGGGGCGGAACGTGATCGTGGGCTCGATGCGCCCGAGCACCGCGCAGAAGGCGTTCATGTTCGCGGTGTACATCGGCGAGACGGGGCGCGGGCCGTTGTACTGCTTCACGCTGATGGGGCGGAAGGTCGCGCGCCCGCGGTCGTACACGATCCACTGCCAGCCGCGCTTGAAAAACAGGTTCCGCCACGCATTCCGGCATTGCGCCGTGCGCGCGGGCGTATTCCACTTGTCGAACTTCTCTTTGAAGAGCGCGAGCGCCTGCGCCTTGGTCTCGGGATTCGTCAGGTCGTACGGATCGACGGGCGCGGTGGCCGCCACGGCGGCATCCTGCGGGGCGAGGGTCTCGGGCGCGATCGCCATCACACGCCGTCCGTCGAGCCCATCGCGGCCAGCTCAGGGTTCGTCTGGAAGAGGGTCTCCATCTCGCGCGGCAAGCGGTCCTCCCGCGGCGGCAGGCTCACCGGGCCGATGCCCTGATGCGTCACGCGGCACTGATCGAGCGCCACATCGGCGCGCTGGCGCTCGGCGAGGAACTGCTTGCGCCAGAACGCGACTTCTTCGCGATAATGCGTGACGAGCGGGCCCTGCGGGTCCGTCATCCGCGCCAGCTCCGTCGCGCGGTCATCGCGCAGACGCCGCACTTCGGCGTCGTGCAGCGTCTTGAGGCGCTCCCACTCCCGCTCCCACGCATCCGCATGGCGCGCCGCGTGCTCCAGATGCATCGCCGCGAGCTGCGCGTCGGTGACGAACCACTTCATGGCGTCTCCTCGTGATTCCTGGCCGGCATCAGCGCCCGCCATCGCCGAGCACCCACGCGATGCTCAAGGCGACCGGGACATGGGTCGGGGTGCCCCTGTGACAGGTCGCCACAGCGTTGGCCCGCCCGAAACAGGCGCCAGGTCAAGATCCCGCGCCGGTTGTAGTAGTGCGTCCCGCAGCTCGGACACGTGTACTGTTGTGTCGCGCGCGGCGCCGCCTTCGGGGTCAGCTCCATAGCTCCTGGCCTCCCATGCCCAGGCCGGCGCCGGCCAGCGCGCGGGCTTCCTCGTCGGCCTCGCGGGCGACGCGCGCCTGATGGTGGTGCCACGCCACGCGCAGCGACATCGGGTCCAGCTCGGGCTGTTTCGCGCGCAGCTCCTGCTCCCAGCGCGCCCGGAACGCCAGCTCGTCGCCCGCGAAGGGGTCGGCCTTCTCGCTCGGCCGGCCGCGGAGCTGGTACAGATCGGCCACGGCGTCCAGGAGATCGTCGTGCTCGTTGTCGGCGTCCATGCGGAACTTGTCGGCCTGGTCCACGAAGTCCGCCAGCGCCTCGCAGGAGGCGAGCGCGTGGATCTGCCGGCCCATCCACTGGCCCTGGATGCCGCCGATGCGCACCTGCTTGGTGACCTTGGTGTCGCGCTCGAAGGCGCGGATCGGCAGGTAGTAGCCGCGCCGATCGCCCTCGATCGTGACCACGTGGCGATAGCTCTTGGCGAACCCCACCGCCTCGAAGCCGATCGCCTTGAACGGCGCGCCGCGGGCGGCAAAGCGGGCGTGCAGATCGTACATGCGCCGGACGAGCCCTTCGTCGTCGCGCTTGCCCTGCCACAATTCCAGCAGCCAGAGATCCCCGCGGCGGTCGAAGCCGCCGACCGCGATCGCGGAGAAGTCGGCCCAGGCGTGCAGCGACTGCGCGGGATCGACCGACATCGCGACCCACAAGTCCTCGAGCGGCGGGGCGGCATCCGCGATCTGCAGGTAGCCCTCGCCCTGCGGGTCCAGGCGCGGCAGATGCGCGGTGTCGGCGCTGGAGGGATCGAGGAGGTACTGCGCGTTGAAGTTCGACGGCGCTTGCCGCCGCTCGGGCAGCAGCTCCAGGCGCCGGTCGTCGGCGTCCCGGCGCTCGAGGCAGAAGCGCTCGGGGAACGTCACGGCGACCCACCCGTGGCCCGGCACCAGCCCCGCCGTGCCGTCGCGCACCTGGGGGTCGTCGGGCGCGCGGGCCGTCGTCGGCCGCCAGCACGGGACTTCGTAGAGACCCAGTTTGATCTCGCCGCGCGCGCGCTGGGCTTTGAGGCGCGCCCAGGTATCCGCATAGTGCCAGCACGTGCCGATGTAGTCCTTCGTGCTGCCGGGATCGAAGAGCGGGCGGGCCTTCATGAGAAAGTCCCAGACCTTCTCGCGCTCGGCCTTGCTCGCGCTGTTCTCCTTGCCCACGATGTCGTCGAACACGCCGTGGTCGTAGTGCTTGCTCGTCAGCTCGCCCGTCACGCCGATGGTCTGGATCGTGGACTCGCGCAGATCGCGCCGACTGCGCGTGACGGTGATGGCCGATTGCGTCCACTCGCGCGCGTTGCGCTGCGGATCGCGCACCAGGATGTCGGGGAAGAGCCACAGCAAACGGTCGTTCGATTCCAGATGCCCCTTGATGCCGGTCAGGAAGTCGTCGGCGTTTTCCCCCTTGTTGCTGGCGATCAGGATGCGCGTGTTGGGCCCGCACACGCGCCCGCGCCACCGCGCCTGGCAGAGGGGATTCGCCGGGTCCGCGAGGATGCGCTGGATGACCGCCGTCGTCGTGATGATCGAGGACTTGAAAAAGCCGCGCGAGAGCAGATAGAGATTTTCGTCGTAGGGCGTGGTGTGCAGGAAGTCGCAGAGCGCCCCGTGGAGCGCATCCGTGAGCAGATTCGGCGTGAGGTGGCGGAAGAGCACGGCCTTGGCCAGCACGTACAGATCGAGCTGGCACGCCAGGCGCATCCCCGCGCGCGTCGCGGCGTCGGGCGTCGTCTTCTTGCTCGTGAGCGTCTGGACGGCCACTGCGCTCCTTCGTGCGCCCGCGCACAGCAAAACGCCCTTCCCCCCGTACGGAGAAGGGCGTCTCGCATGCTCGTAGGCCCGAGGCGCTGGCCGGCGCCCCGGTGCGCGGGAATCAGGTCGTGGGGGTCGTCATCTCCGTGTGGCAGCGGCGGGCCACGTTGCTGCGAATGCAGCCGTCACATTCCTCATTGCGTCGACGGATCTCGGCCTGCAGCAGGCGCGTGTCGCCGATGAGGGCGGTGATCGCCGCCCCCATCTCGCGCACGAGGGGCCCATAGGGGCCCACGTCGTCCGCCACCGTGGTCATCAGCGCCTCCCAGCGCGCGAGATCGGCGTCCGTCATCGGGGGCGCTCCGGCATCGCGCCGAGATCCTCCAGGGCGCGGCGCACCTCGGCCAGCAACGCGGCGGCGTCCGCCTCCGTGGGCGCCATCACCACGACGGGCCCGGTGCCATCGGCGATCGCCCGTGCCAGGGACAGGGCGCGCTGCTGGCGCGCGGTCATGCCGACCCGCTCACCCGCGGGTCGCGGGCTTCCTGCGCCGCGATGAACGCCCGCTCCTGGGCGTCGTCGGGGGCCAGGAGCGCGTCCAGCAGGTCGCGCAGCTTGGCCATGGGCACGGGCGCCCCGGCGGTCTCCGACCGGCGCATCATCGCCTCGGCCTGATCCCGCAGCGCCTGCAGCGCGGGGCGGTTCATCGCGCCCCCTTCGCGCCGCAGCGGCGGGGCGTGCCGCAGTGCGGACACGTGGTCGGGGGCACGCGCGCGGGGGTCATCGCGGATGCGCCACGGCACTCGCCAGCGCGGCCATCTCCTGCCGCACCGCTGCGGGCAGGGTCGCCTCCCGGAGCTGCGCCTCGAGCTGATCGATGCGTCCGCGCAATTCCGCGTTGATCCGGTGAAACCGCTTACAGTGCTCGCACGGCCATGGGCCTTCGTGAATCAGCACGGGCTCGGCCATCAGCGGCCCCTTTTCCTCGTGGAAAATTCTGTGGCGAGGTGCAGGCGGGCAGGCATGAGGGAGGCTCGTGCCCGTGGCCCGGGAGGCAACGGGACTCTGCCGACCACGACGGTTGCTGACGGGCCGTCGGAGCCCATCCCGCGCGTTTCCCCCTGGCTACAGTTCATTCGCGCGCCCCTCTCTACACCCCATGCGTCGCAACTACGTGTTATCACGCGCATCTCATCCCCCGGCGCATAACCATAGTTCTGCGCCGGGCTCGAGGGCGTCACGCGGGGCTCTCCGTGGTGGCTGGCGGGGCCGCGAGAGCGGGCGGTGCTGAGCCTGACTCCCGCGCATCCCGGGGCTGAATCAGCGCTTGGGTATTCGGTCGCATCGTGGCGAACATCATCTGCAGCGCCTCCAAGCCATCCGCGCTCTCGAGCTCGGTGCTGACGCTGAAGTTCATGATCGCGTGCTTCTCCACGTATTCCTGGGGGCGTAGCGCCTTCAGCCGCACGATGAAGCCGGCGGGGTTGTCGCTGCGTCGGGCGCTGTCGAGCATGTCGATCTCGACCTGATCGGCCGCCTCTTCGCGGGCATCACGACAGAGCTGGTCGAATGCGGGATCGGCATGACGGGCGCGGCGGGCCGTCTCCAGGCAGATGCCGGCGTGCTTGGCGGCTAAGGCGTAGTGCCCATGCTGGCGCACATGCTCGAGGTAGCGCTCCTGCCAGTCGCGGGGGATCGGCGGGCCGGGCGGCAGCACGCGCGCGTTACTGGCCCCCACAGTCGCCGCATCCTGCGCCATGGCGTCAGCGATACCACGGGCGGGGGCGGCGGCGCAAGGGAAACGCGATGGAGACGATAGGCGGAAGCGATACCTCAGGGCACGTAGGTCTGAGCCACTGCATCAGAAAGGTGGCTACCGCGTCGGGAGATGGCGTGTCAAGCACAATCGGCTGGGGCCGCTATTCATGCGCCCCCCAGGGGTAGGGTGAGCGGTGACGCGATGCGTAGGCAAGTCCACCACCAAATACCCCGCGGATACGTCCGCGGGGCTCACGCGCGCCATCAAATAGACGCATCCCTGAAAATACCGCTTGACAACTTCCTAGCCAAGGCCTTAGTATGGGCGCATGGACACACAGAACGGGCCCGCCGGAGGTTGCAGCCCCCGACAGGCCCTCACCCCAACCCGATCCCTGGAGGATCAGATCATGGCTAACGCCAACGGTATCACGGTCATCCCCTCGCATGGCGCCACGCTCACCCTCACCGGCCTGATCGACGGTCTGGAGCGCAACGCCTTCGTGCCCGATCAGATCACGCTGACCATCCGCCACGGCGACAGCATCGCCAAGACGCGCCTGTCGGTCCCCTTGGCCCAGGCTCACCGCTACGTCATCGGCGCGTGCGTCACGCTCACGCTGGAGGCCTAGCCCATGATCTGCCCCCGCTGCCAACGTGAGGCGATCGGCTGGCCCCTGCGTCGCGCCGATGTGTGCGCGCCCAAGGGCTGGCAGTACTGCCTGCGTGAGCCCGAAGCCATCGCCAAGAAAGGAGTCTGAGCCATGGACGCCTGTACGCATCCCCATTTGCCGATCAACGCGCAGGGCCCGTGCTGTCCCTGCGGACGTGACCCCCGCCTTACGCCCGACATCCTCGCCGCCATGCGCGCCTGGGCGGCCGACTGCGACTGGCTCGACGCCGAGGCGCTCGACGCCTACACCGATGCCCAGATCCTGCGCGGTGTGCGGCGCCACTACGCGGGCGGGCTCGAGCAGTTCCTCGCCGATGCCTGAGCCGCCCGCCTGCCCCACGTGTGGCCGCCCCCTCACCTGCCCCGCGTGCACTGGCGCGCGGGGCGGGAAGAGCACGAGCGCGAAGAAGGCCGCGGCGGCCAAGGTGAACGCGCAGCGGCCCCGCAAGGCGCGCATGGGCTAGCGCGTCAGCACGCGTCCGAGCAGCGCGCCCACGGGCTCGGGGCCGGCCGCGTTGCGCCGGGCCAGCTCCGCGCGGATAGCGGGGTCGATCGCCAGGCCCAGGCGCGCCGGCCGCTCGGGCGCTGGCGAGCTTGGCGGCAGGCCCAGGAGGGCGCGGCCGCGGGCGATCTCGGCGCGGATCAGCGCGTCGTCCTCGGGCGTCGGCTCGGGGTACGTCGGCGCGGTCCAGGGCCGCTGCATTTCGGGCACTTTGGGCGCGCCCGACCCCGCCCGATCCGGACGTTGCTGGCCGCACGCTTCGCACCACACGGCCGCGCCGGCATTGATCGCGCGGCAGCCACAGGTCCAATCGGTCGATGTGTTCATGGGGGCCTCCCTTCGGGCCGATCCGCGCGGCCAAACCAGCCGTGCAGGAATGTCCCGAGCTTGCGGTAGTGCTTTTCCGGATGGGCCACGAGATAGGCCTCCGCCTTGAGCAGTTCGCGATCCAGCTCCACGCCAGGGTTGGCACGTAATTCCGCCTGCCACCAGGCGGGGGCGCGGAGAGGGGCCACGGCGCCGAGCCGTGGAGCACGCTCGAGAGCGTGAAGGATTTGCGACGGGATCGCGAAGCTGCCTGTGGGCGCGCTGGCCGAGGCCGAGGCCGAGGCACGCTGCCCTGCTTCACCGTTGAGTTGCGTTGTAACTGCATTGCGTTGCGTTGTAGGGCACCCGTTGCCCGACAGATGGGTCAACCGTCGGACCACCTGTTGGTCATGTACTGGATACTTCACGCGAAACGCTTCGAGCACTGGCGATGACGAGCACGCCTCGAGATCAGCATGCACACCCTTGAGCAGCCACGGGCCTTTCGGCTGCCGCTTGAAGTACCCCACCACGAAGAGCCAAGCCCCGTCCCGCACGATGAGCCGCCGGCCGATCAAGTCGGCCAGGTAGCCGCGCACCCGGGCGAGGGGCAAGCTCGTGTCGCCCGCCAGTTGCGCGTCCGTCACGCGGTAGATCCCGCTCGGGCGCACCCGCTCGTTGGTGAAGAGGTAGCCGAAGAAGGCCTTCCCCTCGAAGCTCGTCCCCTCGAGCTTGTCGTCGTTCCAGAGCGTGGCATAGAACGGATGAAAGGCCGATGCCATTCAGGGCGGCCCTCCCACCCCCACCACCCCGCAGTCACACGCCCCGGCCGCCAGGTGGCTCATGGCGCGGGTGCCGGGGGTGTTCCTCCAGCACCCGGGCGATCCGCGTGCGGGAGTCAGTCACGGTAGCCGGGGTCGGCTCGCCGCAATGTGTGCAGACAGGCGGGGACACGTGATACCCGCACTTCCGGCATGTCATCACGGATGCACCAGCTTGGTCATGCGGTCGATGAGTTCCTTCCGCCATTGGCGCCTCCCGAGTTCGAGGTCACAGAGATAGCTCGGCGTGATCTCCATGGCGCCCGCCACCCGCCGCAGCGTCATGCCCGCCCGCTCTCGAAGCGTCCGCATGCGCTGGCCGATCGCGCGGTGATCGGGCTCCTTCCCCGTCCCGCCGCAGCGCTGGCATGGCTCGCTCATGCCCCGCGCCCCTCCTTCACTGGCTTGCCCGAGCCAGGACATTCCCACATGCGCCCGTGCCCGACCGCGCTCATGGCCTTCCCCTGGTACGCGACGTTGCTACCGCAAACGCTGCACGTCCCACGCTTCATGCCCTGCGCTCCTCCCCGGGCGTCAGCAGGGCCAAGTCATTCAGCCACGCGAACTCACCCCACTCGGCTAGAGCGGCTGCGTTGTAGGCCGCTGCCGCCTCAACCTCCTCCGCATATCGGCCCAAGCTCACCAGTCGTCCGTTGATGCGGACTCGGGCCCGCCAGCATTGGCGCGCCTTGTCCCAGTCGACCCCCTTGAAGCGCCCAGCGCCGCGACACTTCGGCTGATTGATACGATTTTCACTCTCAGTCGCCGCGCGTAAATTGTGTCGCCGGTTGTCAAGCCCGTCGCGATTCCTATGGTCTATGAGCGCCACCCCCGGGAGAATCAGTCGGTGCATTCGGATCTTGCCGTGGCGACTGGGTGACGCTATCGCGTACCATCGCGCTCTGGCTCGCTGCGCATGCCACCTGTAGCCCTGCACCAAAGGGAGATCTGCCTCATCAACTAGCGCGACCTTCCCTTGCGTGAGCACGATCTCAGCCATTAGCTCTCTCCATCGGCGGGCAATGGACCGCGCAGGTATTGCTACACTCGATCACCCGCGCCCGTTCCCCGCCCGTCTGCACGGCCTGGGCGAGCAGGGCGAGGTCGGCGAACCGCTCTTCGGTTGGCCGATAGGAGGCAGCAATCACGTCGTGCCGCAGCCGCTCCACCGCCGCCGCCACGTTCCCCGCCTCAGCCATCCGTCCCCTCCTCGCTCACCGAATCCTCCTCGTGACACGCGCACCCGCAATCGGGCGCGGCGCTGGCGTCCGGGCAGCGGGCGTGGTCGCCGCGCTGGCAGGCGTCGCTTAGGGCCATCACCGGGCCAGGCTCCGGGCAATCTCGACGGCATCTGCGGCACGGTTCTCGGCCAGCATTGCCTCGAACGCCTTGAATCCGACGTCGCCCACGTACACCCGTAGCTCGGTCCCATCCTCTAGCGGAAACTTGAACGTCCAGCGGTGCTCGCCCGGCAGGGGCACGCGCCCGTTGGCCCCCGGATCATCCTTCGCGATGAACTCCCGCTGCGGCTCCCCCATCACATACGCCTCTACCACCGCCCGATCCGCCGCCAGCGTGCTCGGGATCACCCCCGGCATCGGGGCGCACACGGGGCGCTCGGAGTCAGCCATCCACGTGCTCAGGCGGGTCCAGGCGGCGCGGACGGGGGCGCTCACCGCCCGATCTCAGCCTTGACCTTGAGGCCCGCGAGTGCCTCGGCCAGCTTGAGCTTTACCGTCTCCTGGAGCCCGAGGACGATCTTGGAGTTCACGTCCTTGAGCGCTTGGCCGATCGCGGTCGAGATACTGTACTGGAGATGCTGATGGATGAGGTGGGCCACGCGCGTCTGTGTCGCCGAGAATCCCGAGCCGGAATACCGTGCTTCATCCTGCGACTTGCCGTCGTAGTTCACCTTCTCCGTGAGGTAGTGTTCCGCCCGTTCGACGAGGTACTCGACGAAGGTCATCGCCTTGCCCGTCTTCTCGCCCCAGCGGTTCGTCTCCTGCATGGTGAGCGTCTCGACATACGCCGCGACGTTGGGCAGGACGTGCCGCCCGGCAATCTCCTCGATCGCCGCATCAATGCGGGCGAGCACGCGCTTCTCCAGACGCTTGCGGAATGGCGTCTTGCCGTCGCCATCGTCGAATGCGTCCGGGTCTTCCTTCCACTGCTCCAGCAGGAGCGCCGCCATCCGCTCGACCAAGCGATCAGATAGCTCCTGTGTCGACAAGCCGAGCGACTCAACCGTAATTGCACTCATCGCTGCTCCTTTCTTGGTTCCTTTCCTCACGTCCCACGCCGCGCCTCCAGCCGGCGCCCGACGCCGAGGGCGGTCATGGGGCCACCGGGGTGATCGCCCGCACTTCCACGGTGACGCCGGGCGTGTCGCTGTAGATTTTGACCAAGGTCAGCCGTGTGATCTGGGCGTCGTCGCACCACAGCACGCCGTTCCACGCGTCGAGCAGGCCCTTACTGAGCCCGTCGACGTCGGGGCGCTTCGTCATCGGCGCGACCGGATGCGACTTCTTCGGCCGGCGCAGGTGGAACACGAGGGAGGCCCACACCTCGCCGTGCAGCGGCGCCCCGCGATACTGGCGGATCGCTTCCGCCTTGCACGTCCGCGCCCACGCGGTGCCGCGACGCAGGGGCACGAGGCGATCCTTGCGCCCGGGGCGCTGCACGCGCACGACCGAGCCGCTCTGCGTCGCGCGGGGCGTGCCGGGAACCCAGACCGTGATCACGTCGCGGCGCTGCGGGGCGCTGGCGGTCATCGCCGGCATCAGCGCGACACGCCCACGGGTCGTTCTTCCTCCGTGAACAGCGAGCCCTGCGCAAGCACAAGGTTCTCCGCGCGCCGGAGATTCTTGACGGCGGTCTCTGCATAGGATGGCTTCAACTCCACGCCCAGAAAGCGCCGCCCCTGCTTGAGCGCCTCGTAGCCCTCGCTCCCGATGCCGGCGAAGGGCGAGAACACCAGCTCGCCCGGGTTCGACCACAGCCGGATACAGCGCTCGATCACGCCGAGCTGGAGGGCGCACACGTGGCGATCGTCGGCATCGGCCCGCCCTTCGGCGACGTTCAGCGTGTCGGACTCGCGGATGCCGTACCAGATCGGCCGCGCCCACTCGATCCAATCCTCACGGCTAATGTCCGGGTGGATCGGCACGGCGTTGTCGCCCGGCTTGCGAAACACGAGCACGTAGTCGGCCAGCGCAGGTCGGAGCCACGAGGCATCGCGCTCAAGTTGAACGAAGAGTAGCGCCTTGCTGTGCGTCCGGATGGCCTGCGCCTGCGGGTCTTTGTCGATGCACACCTCGCCCTGATAGACCCACCCTTCGCGAACATAGCTCTCGATCACGGCGCCGCGCAGATCGGTCAGGCCGATCACGCCATGGGTCGCCTTCGTCGTCGCCGTCTGGGCGATATGGACGCATGACAGCCGGCCCGGCTTCGTGATCCGCAGCACGCCACGCACCATGTAGCCGAGATGCTCAAGGAACTCGGCCCGCGTCGAGCAATTGCCAATGTCCCGCTCGGAGTTCGTATACGTGAAGAGCGACTCGAAGGGCGGGCTGAATACGGACAGGTCAATGCTGGCCTCGGCCAGCTCGGCCATCACCTCGACGCAATCGCCGCGCACGAGATCCCATCGTTCCCCGAGCCACGCCGCGCGCTCGATGGTCTCCGTCTGCCGAGTCGTCATGCCGATCTCCTCTCGCTCCGCGTCCGCCATCGCCGCCACGAGCTGGGCCGAGAGCGCCCCGGCCTCGGCTTCCTTGCGACGCACGTTGGCGACGATCTCCGTCTCGGCTTCGGACACGATCACGTAGGCGTCCACCGGGCGCGCCTGACCGAAGCGGTAGCAGCGCCGGAGCGCTTGGTAGTAGGTCTCAAAGGAGTCGCCCAGGCCGACAAAAGCCATCTGGGCGCAATGCTGGAGGTTCAAGCCGAAGCCCGCGATGGACGGCTTGGTCACGAGCACGCGCACCTTGCCGGCGATGAACGCCTCGAGCCGCGACTGCTTGACGTGCTCGCTATCCTTGCCAGCCACCGAGACCGCGTCTCCGTCGAGGGCGGTCGCGATGGCGTCCTGCTCGTCATTGAGCCCGGTCCACACGATCCACGCGCCGGGCGTTGACTCGACGAGCCTGATGGCCGCATCGCATCGGTGCTTGAGCGAATCGCGTCGAGCGGCCGAGCGGCCTTGAATGCCACCGAGCCCCATGCCGTGGAACAGGAACTCGCCGGGTGGGCGGTCGCCATCGCCGACGACGACATCGCGGATCGTGAGCGGCGGCAGGTCGTATCCGTCATCGGAGAACCCGAGATCCGAGGGCCGGCGCAGGAACAGGCCCCACGACGCGAGCCAGCGATAGAAGGCCGGCGCCGCGTGGCCTTTCAGCCGCCACCCGTTCTCGTCGTGGACGAAGAACGTGGCCAGCATCTCCGTCCGCGTCATGATCCCGAGGAACTCGCAATGGTTCGCCAGCTCCGCGATGTCGTTCGGCGCCGGCGTGGCCGTGCAGCACAGCCGATAGGGCGTGTCGCGGAACATGTCGATCAGGCGTGTCCGCGTCTTGCCGTCGAGGCTCTTGAGGATGCTGCTCTCGTCGAGCACGACGGCCTGATAATCGGCGGGGTTGACCCGATGGAGCCGCTCGTAATTCGTGATCTCGATGCGCGCCCCGCTGCCGAACTCCTCGACGGCCACGCCGAGCTTGGCGGCTTCCGCGATGGTCTGGGCCCCGACGCACAGGGGGGCGAGGATCAGCATGCGCTCGACAGGAAGGGCATCCGCCCACGCGACTTGCATGCGCGTCTTGCCGAGCCCGGTATCCGCCCAGAGGGCGGCGCGACCTTTCCTGAGCGCCCACCGAGTCAAGGCAGCCTGGAACGGGTAGAGCCCGGCAGGCAGCTCGCTCACGGGCACGTCGAGCCCGACGCCGGACCACTCGCGACGTTTGGAGGCGAGAAACGCCTGATAGCTGAGGCTCACACCCACCGCCTGGCGCCCGGTGTCTTTACAATGCCCTCAGGAGAAGAACTCCGGCCCCGTAACCGCGCGGAATTGCGGGGGCGGCGGCCATGAGGACAAGACACGTGCTTACGCGCAAAATCGCGCAGCCCCTGTATCCATGCGCCTTCCAGGGGAGGGAGGGGGGTCCACGCGTGGCGATGAGAATAAAAAGCGCTAAGAACCATGCTCACTCGGCCTTGATCTCCTGCGGTTTGAGCCCGGCATCGACCACCTTCATCGCCTCCTCCATCATCGGGTCCGAAACGAAGCTGTACAGCATCGTGGTCGCGATGCTCTCGTGACCCAGGAACCGCTGGACGAGGCGCACGTCCATGCCTTTCTCGAACAGCAGAGTTGCGCAGCTATGGCGCCAGCGGTGCGGGATCGAGTCTGTCACCTCCGCGCGCCGGCCCCATTTGGCCACGTGGTACTCGATCGTGCGCACGGGCCAGGGTCCGCCCTTGGCCTCCAGCACAAAGCCGCCCTGGAGCCGCCGCCGCTCCTGCTGGGGGGCGACAACGTAGGCCCGCAGGATCGCGTTCAGCTCGTCGAGCATGGGGACCACGCGCTCCTTGTCGCCCTTGCCGATGATGCGCAGCGCCCCCCGCTGCTCGGCCGAGGTCAGACGCACCTGGGGCCAGCGCAGCATGGACACCTCGCTCACCCGCAAGCCCGCGTAATAGAGCAGTCCCCGGAGCGCGGTGTCCTCGGGGGTCAGCTCGAGCGCAAGCAGCCGCGCCCGCTCGGCATGGGCGTACGGGCGCGGCTGGCGCTTCGGCCGCCGGATGCGGGGGGCATCGGCCATCGGGTTGTCGCTCACGAGCCGATGGCGCACCACCCACTTGCTGAACTCGCTGAGCGCCGAGCGATGGCGCAGTAGCGTCTCAGCCGCCAGCCCCTTGTCGTATAGCTTGCGGAAATACGCCTTCACCAGCTTGGGCGTGAAGGCGGTAATGCTGTCCGTCGCCTCCACAGACGCCAGCGACACCAGCAGGATCAGGTCGCCCCGATAGGCCTTGTACGTGGACAGCGCCACCTCAACCTGGAGTTCTTGCAGGAACTCCTCAACGGCTCGGCTCAATCGCATATGTCGTGCTCCCCGGCGCAGAGTAGGCCGCTCCGGGGCGACCTGGCGCGGGGGCATGGTGGAGGAGACGAGGGGCATGGGTCAACCGGCCTTTGCGCGCGGGATCTCGGCCGGATGCCCGGCGCGATGCCACGCGCTCAGGGCGTAGTCGTCATGCCCGGCGAGATCGCCGGCCTGGCAGGTGGCGCACTCCATCGCGATCTCGGCGCACCGGCAGACGCGATCCCCGTTCCACTCGCCCGCGGAGAATTGGGCGACGACATACTGATCCGGGCCGAACACCTCGTACGGATGCGAGCGGTCGAAGACGCCGCGCCAATGATCGGCCCGCTGCTCGCGCGCCGTCACATCCGCCCCGCAGTCCGCACAGAGCGCACGGCCACGGCCGCCGGGTCCCTGGAATTGGATGTGTCCGTGACCACAGGTCGCCACGCCTACGCCTCCACCCCACCCAGCGCCCGCCGGATCGCGTCGCACATCACCCGCGTGGTCGCCTCCTCCGTCCCCGTGATCTCGCGCCACCGCCGCCGCTTGGTGTCGTCCCACACGCCGCCACTATGGAAGAGCAGCGGCAGCTCCAGCGCGGCGCGGAGGACCTGGACGCGCTCCCGGGGGTCCATCGTCGTCATGTCGTCGCCTCGGCGAGCACGCCCTTTGCTGTGGCGCAGTGATCCGTCCGTGTCCAATCGCGATTCGTGCGCGCCAGGGGGTCCAGACCGAGATGCGAGAGGATGCGCTCCGCCTTCTGCCGGGCCGCCACCTCTCGGAGGCCCATGCCGAGCGACGAATCGATCAGCACGGCCGTGACCACATCCACCACCCAGTCACTCGTGTAGAGCAGCTGGCGTCGCGCCTCGTGCGCGGCCACCTCCGCGTCCGTCATCACGCGCATCACTGAACGCGCTCCCGGGGGTCGGGCATGGCTAGGCCGCCGCGCTGGTCCCGGCCAGGATGCCGGCGAGTTCGTCCAGCGCCCTAGCGTCCTTCTTCGCCAGCAGGCGAAGGTAGGGCAACAGGTCGCGTTCGATCAGCTCGTCAGGCGCGCCCTCCAGCGGGCCATGGAGCTTGGCCGCGACGATGCGGGCGAATTGCTCATCCGGCAGGCGCAGGACATCACGGGCTGCGGCCACCTTCTGGGCGGTCGTGAGCACGGGGGCGCCCTTGACCGGCGGCGGCTCGGAGGGCTTGGCCGGAACTGATCCACCGCGCGCCCACTCGGCGAGCTTCCGGCCGCACTCTTCGGTGATCGCCTCGCCAGGTGGGAAGAAGTCGACGTGGTGCGCGTTCACCTTCGTGGACTCGAGGCTCAGGTCTGGCACTCCGCGCGCCGTCGGCGGGAGCATCAGCAGCGTGGTCATCTCGTACTCGAAGCGATCCGAGCAGATGGCCGTCCACCCGAGCTGCACCGGCTCGACGCTCTGGCGCCCGTTCTTCTCCACCTTGAGCAGCTTCATCTTGTCCTTGGCGCGGAAGCAGAAGATGAAGTGGCACCGCTGCTGAAGGATGAAGTTGACGAGCTTGTTGTGGTCTGCCTTCGGCTTGATCCACGCGGAGAACTTCTTGCTCTCCTGCCCGCCCATCCGCGCCAGCTCGGCCGCCTGCGCCTCCAGCATGCCGCCCTGGCCCTCGTGCTCGTGGCTCATGCTGTCCACGATGATGACCTTGGCGCCGGCGTCCACGGCGGCGCCGATCACCTCCCGATAGGCGTCGGAGGAAAACGGTGGCTTCATCTCGCAATGCTGGAAGCGGAACGCGAAGGGGCCCGTTTTCTCGCCGGGCGCGCAGGCATAGTGGCTCGCCCGATTCGCCTCCGTGTCGATGACGAAGATCCCGTCATCCTGGCCGCCGAGGATGCCGCGCGCCAGCTTGAGCGCCGAGGCGGTCTTGCCAGAGCCCGACGGCCCGGCCAGGCCGATCAATAGCGACGTTTGCTCCCGTACCGCTGCGCGAAATTGATAACTCACTTGGTGCCCTCCACGAGCAACTGTTCGATCGGGCGCCCGTCGTCGCGGATGCCCTCATCGCGTAGCTCGCGCTCGAGCCACTGATTTTCCTGCCACGCGGGCAGGCTGGCGTAGCAGGTCCGACTCGGATACCCAGGCCAGCGGCCCGTCTCCAGGCACGCGCGCCAGAGGTCCAGCGCGCGCCGCACCTTCTTCTCCGCGAGCTGGAGCACGTCCGGGCCGAGCCCGATCACGGACACCGCGTAGGGCGGGCGCGTCTCGCAGACCACGAAGCGGAACTCGGCCTCGGCGCCCGTGACCGCCTTCAGCCCGCGCAGATACCACGCGGCCTGCACGTCGTACCCGAGGGCGAAGAGCGGCCCGCGTGTCCAGGCATCGGGGTTGGCGTTCTCGCCGGTCTTGAGATCATCGATCGCCGTGCGATCGTCTCGCAGCCAGTCGAGTCGCGCTTTACACCAGAGATCATCCTCCCGCCACACGAGCGTCTGCTCGGGCTGGCCCAGCGTCAGCGGGATCGGCTGCGGGTGCGGCAGGAGCCGCTCCAAGATCGTCAGCGCCATCCGCCGCACGTCATCCATGCGGTGCGCGATCACGGGCACCTTACCCGCCGCGCGCGCGGTATCCCGGGCTTCCTGCGCAGCTTTGGTCTTGTAGTCCTTTGCGTCGACCACGACCACCTTGGACTCGTCGCCCTCCAAGATCAGCGCATGCGCGGCGGTCCCGATGTCGAACACTTCGCGCTCCTCGCTTGCCCCTGCACCGAGCGCTGGGTGCGCGTACCACGCGTGGAGCGGCGAGTAGCCGAGCAGCTTCCGCGCGATGCTGGACGACAGCGCGGGCGTGGGCGTCTCCAGCGCGTGATAAGAATCCGCGGTCATCTGGTGGATGCCGGACGCGATCATGTCGTCAGCTCCTTCACCCGCGCCGCGTGATAGGCCACGTCGCGCTCGGCCTGCTTGAGTTGCGTCCGGTGCCAGTTCAGCCGCCGCGCCGTCTCACTGCGCCCGTACTTCGCGCGGTTCCAGTTCTGCTGCTCGACCGCGGCGCGACTCTCCTCGTCGCGCTGAGCGCAATGCGCCGCGCACACCGCCTCATCCTCGAATAACTCCTCGGGCGGGAACATCCCGTGGCGCGTTTCGTACGTGACCTTGCCCTCGCGGATCTGCGGCTCGCCCAGCACGACGGCGGCGGGCGTCCAGCGCCATTCCTTCACCGTGACCCAGCCTCGTGGACCTTCCCACCCGGCCGAGCACGTCTCGCACGGCACCTCGTACATCCCGGCATTCGTGAGAATGACGACGCACTTGCCGCCCCCGCAATCGGGACACGGCGCGTACGCCTTGTCCGTGACGGAGGCGCGGCACCAGAGCACCGCCCCGGGCGCGTAGGGGATCTGAATCGTATGGGTCACGCCGCCGGCCCCTTCGTCGCCTTCGCGCGCCGTGGCCGCGCCAGCTCCTGCACCTCGGTGAGGTGAATCTGCGCGCCATGAAGCAGGGCGGTCATCACGAGCGGCCGAGGTCCGCCCTGGCGCTGCGCCTCCTCCATGGCCTCCGCGATCGCCGCGAGCGCCCACCCTTTGGGCGTGAGCTTGCCGTTCTCAGCCGTCATCGCGATCCCTTTCTCGCTCGGGGCGCATCGTCGCTGGCAGGCTCGGCCCGGCCTGCGCCGCCTTCGGTTGATGCCTGGCGAGGCGCCGCGCGCCTTCCTCGCGGTATTCGCGCATCGCCGCGTCCTCGCCAGCCGTCCAGCTCACGCCACGCTCCCGACTACCGGCCGCACCAGGATGATGACGTTCTTGCTCTCCAGCGTGGCCCGGATGATGCCTTCTCCCACGCCCTGTCTGGCCAGCCGCAGCGCGGTCTCGACGTGGGCGCGTCGCACGGCCAGCGCGTGCTGGGCATCGCTCACGCGCTGCAGTTCGGCCGCCAGCTCGGTCTCGTAGGCGGTCACGGCGCCACCAGCGCGAAGAGCAGCCACAGCGTCAGGGCGCTCGCGAGCACCACCGCAAAGCCGCCCGCGTCGGCGAGGAAGCGGGTCATGCGTCGGGCTCGTCGGTAACGGGCATCTTCTCGGCCAGCCCCAAGAAGTCGAGATCGTGCCAGTCGTTCATATGCGCGAGGAGCGAGGACTCACGCATCGCCCCGACCGTGCAGAGGTGGCAGCACGCCATCCGGTCCAGGTCGAACGCCTTGACCATGCTGTCCTCACGTCCGGCCGCCTTCGCCAGCACGCCCAATGCGCAGAGGCCCCCGTGCCTATCGCTCAGAATGCCCGTGATCTGTCGGACCCCCGCCAGCGCTGCCGCCCGGAGTGCGTCCCGCCCGCGCTGGTTCATACCGGCACGCTCACGGGCTTGCCCGCACACGGCCCGGCCCAGGCAATCACGTCCAGCAGGCGCTCGCAGCGGGCACACAGCGCGCCGTGCTCGGTGATCCGAACGATGGCATGTTCGTCCCCGAGCACCTTCGCGGCGAGGGCGACGGAGAGCGGGGAGAGGATCACCGTGGGCGTCACGGGCGCCTCCTTCACTTGTCGATCTCGCCGCCCAGGATGGCGGCCACGGGCACGGCGAGCAGCGCGCCGAGCACGAGCCACGCGAGCAGCCAGCCCATCAGTTGTCCCGCTCCATCTTCGTGCGCCGCCGCTGGCCCACGCTCGGGAGCGGGTCGCGCTTGATCCACATGCTGGGCGGCACCTGGATCGGGACGGGTGAGCGCTTGCGCGCCTGCAGCTCGGCCTGCGAGATTTCGCGCACGACGGCCCCCGTGGCGTCGGTGATGACGACCTTGCTGTAGCTGGGCGGCTCGGGGGTGGCGCGTGAGTAGCGGTCTGGCTTCATGGCTAGGCCGCCGCGTCACGGTCTGCCGCTAGGCGCTCTAGCTCGTCCGCGTGGGCAAAGCATCCAGCGCCCATCCGACGATACTCCGTCGCCTTCCGCCGCAGCTCGGGCGCAGTAAGGTTCGGCGTGGCGACCACATAGTCCTCGCCATCGCGCTCGATGAGGTAGCGCTTCTGAATCCGAGAGACGCCGGGCAAAAACGCTTGTTCGTCCTCCGGATGCGGGCGCATCTTCCTCAGTGTGCTTCCCACGGAGTCGCGAAAATGCTCGTTCATGCACAAGAGTGCGCAGTCCAGGTCTTCGCCCTCGAGCCTCGAATGTCGGCTGACCATGGTTTGCACGAGCCACGGCGTCGAGACGCTCGGCGCGTCCTCCATAGCCTCGTCAATGAGCATCTCGATCTCAGCGATTAATTCAGATTGCTTCATCGCATCTCCTTCATTGCGCGGAGCAAGCCCCCCACCCACTCAGCGATCCGTTCCGCGTGCCGCCGCATCGGGACCAGCTCATGCGGCTTGCTGCCGCGCAACACGGCGGCCGGTGTCACCACAGCGGCCATCTTAGCGCAGCGCCGAAGCTCGCCCTGCGCGTGCGTCGCGGCGGCGTATTCCTTTGGATCGCGTCCCCCGAGGTCAACGAGGGGCTTTGACACCTTCCCCTGCGCCGCGAGCGCCGTGACCGTGGGCGGGTTGTCGGATTCCACAGCAGCCTCGAACTCATCGCGGGGTATTCGCGCGACGCGGAGCGCGTCGCGTTTCTGGTCACGCGATAGGCCAGCATCGCGGGCGGCCTGACTCCTGCTTGGGGGGGCACCCCCCCTAGCAGGCTCGGGATGCTGATTCTTCGCGGGCGTAATGGCCCGCAACAGTTCTCCGCACCGGTTGATTGCCCGCGCCTGAATCCGATCCGCGGTTTTGCGGAGGCTGTCGTCCCCTGCCTGCTTGGCATAGCTCGCGAGCGCTTCGGCCTTGTTGGCCCAGTCGGCGCATTCGTCCAGGCGGTGGCATTCAGCCAACGTCGCCTTGGCCCGCTCATAGGTCTGCGGCAGCTTCGCATTGGCGATGGATGGGAGATTCGCGGGGAGCGTCATACGTTCGTTTACGCGCTGGCCGGCAGCGCGGCGGTCTGTATGACGGCCAGCGCACGCATGTAGGCTTCACGTACCTGGGCGTTCTCGATTACCGTCAAGCCGATGAGCCAGAGATCACGCGACAGCGCTGAGGCATCCGTCGCCCGATGGCGTGCAGCCAACTCGATGCGATCCCAGACAGCCGGATCGACGCGCAGGCTCTTCACGACTTTGGACTGCGCGACGGCCAGCGGCTTGCGGTCGACGTTCACGCCACCGCCGCGCCGTTGCGCGCCTCGGCGAGTAGCTCCTTGGCAGCGCGGATGACCGGGGCGCTGACATACCGGCCGGCGAGCACGTTGCAGACATGAATCTTCGTGACGCCCGCCCGTGCGGCGACTTCCCGCTGCCGAATGCCGCGCTGCTTGAGGCGAGCCCGGAGGCGTGACAGGGCCTCCGGATCAATGCTAGGTTTGTTTGCGGTTTGGTTTGCCACGTGACGAATAGTACAGAGTCGCGTGACTGGTGTCAAACAAATTCGCGTGACTGGTATCCCCATGAAACTAGGGCAGAAAATCAGGGCAGCCCGGACGGCGCTCGGCTTGACCCAAAAGGAATTGGGTCAAAAGGTTCGCGTGTCGAAACAGAGCATCTCGCGATGGGAGAGTGGCGACGATATCCCGCAAGGCGCGAATCTCTTAGGGCTCACGCACGCCTTGAGTCTCGAGCATGGCTGGTTTGCCCACGAGGAGGGAACGGACGTTACGGCCTCCCCCATGCAGCCGAAACGGCTCCGGGTCGCGACGGCGCAAGGCTTGCAGTCATGGGACCCAGACTCACTCGACCCACCTCAACGGAGAGGAGACGTGCACGCAGAACTCAACCGCGCCTGGCTACAGGTCATGGTCGCGTACGATGCGCGGCGAGAAGATCCGGATAGATGGATCGGTCTCAAGGCCCTACTTAATCAGCTGGTGAAGCAACCGGAACAGGAACGCGCGGATATTCTTAAGCGCAAACGGCACCGACCATGACATCGAGCGGCACACGGGCTGACGCAATGGGGCCGTGTGCCGCCTTAGTACCAAAGGGCCCATTGACGCCACCCGCCGATGCGCGCACAGTGGCCTCCCAACTTGACTGCAGGAGGAGCCACCATGAGAAAGCTGATCGCCGCCGTCGCCATCACCGCCGCCCTGCTGGCGTACCACACGGCCGCCTATGCCGAATGCACCACCGTCATGACCACGGTCGGCTCGCGGACCATCATCTGCTCCGTCTGCTGCACGCCGGGCGCGACCTGTACCCAGGTCTGCTCCTGAGAAGGAACGCCGCGCCTCGGTGTTGATGTTCCCGGCGGGGAGCCGGTCTGGCGTCGGGCGCCGCCAGTAACCTGAGTTCCCGAGGCGCGGCGAGGACTAACGCTCTATGGATTTGCGGCGATGGCGTCCGCGACGGCCTGCGCCTTGGCGCTCTGGGCGTCCACTTCCGCGATGACCGGGGCCAGCTCGGCGGCCGTCGCCCCGTTGGCGAGCGCGGCCTCCACCGCCGCCTTCATGCGGGCGGCACTGCCCTGCACGTAGGCGAGGGCGGAATCGAGGACGCCTTCGGTATTCTGGATCTTGGTGATGAGGGGTCCGAGGTCTGCAGCCATGGGGGAATCCTCCGGGTTTAAGGGTTATCTTTCAGCGCCGCCGTGACCTGCGCGGCCTTGGTTTCCATCTGCGCGATTTCGGCCTCGAGTTCGTGCAGCCGCCCGATGTCGTGCCCCTGGCGCACCAGGCGCTTGAGCAGTTCCGTCTGGAGATGGCTGTCGGCGAGCAGGCGCGCCACCCGGCGCTCGAGGGCGTCGAGCTGCGCGCCCCGGTGCGCGAGGGCTTCGACAACGGGCTCCAGGGCGCGGAGCCAAGCGGGCGGTAGGGGC